GCCAACCAGCAGGCTTACGTGCGGGTCGTTTCCAACCCGGCGATCAGCACCGTGATCGGCGGAGTCGAAGCCGCGGCGGATGGCGTCAACACCATCGCGGTGCCCGGCCTCGTCTTCAAGACCGGCGACGTGGACGCCAACAACATGGTGGAAGTCATCATGCTGAGGCGCTACGCCGCTTAGGGCGCGCAGCAAATCCAAAGGAAAAAGGAGAACAAACACATTATGTTCCGCTCCATCAAACAATCTCAGCGCGCCCTCGACGCCGCTGGCTCGTCCGGCCTCGCGTTCCTGGAATCCCAACTGGAACTCGTGAAGCCGAAGCTGATCGAGCCGCTCGTATCGCTCACCTATCCCCGCGATGTGCCCGTTGACATCGGCGGCGGATTCCCCGAGTTCATCTCGGCGTTCGCGGCCAACTATGGCTCGCCGTCCACGCAGTTCTACGGACTGCAAGGCACGGCCAACACCGAGATCGCGGCCGTCTCCGCCGACATCCAGAAGGGCGTGTTTCGCACGGTCGATTGGGCCTGCGCCATGGTGGTCCGCTTTCTGGATCTTCAGCGCATGGAAACCGCCGTGCGCCTGGGCATCCCGCCGCCCCTTTCGCTTCAGCAGCTCTATGAGAAAGGCGTCCGGCACACCTGGGACAAGGCGGTTGAGTATGTCGCCTACCGCGGCTTCCCCAACCAGTTCGCCATCCTGGGCACCTACGGCCTGATGAACAACGCCAATGCGCCGGAGTTCACGGTCACTGGCGGCACCTGGTACTCGAAGCTCTCCACGCCGGACAGCATCCTGAACGACGTGAACCAGGCCATCGAGACCGTCATGTCGAACTCGGTGTACGACATCGAGCGCGGCATGCCGAACCACATGCTGGTGCCGTGGACTCAGTGGGGCTACATCACGAACCCTATGGCAATCGGCGGCGTCGGCGTCGTGACCTCGATCAAGAAGTACATCGAGGACAACTGCGTCGCCACAGCCTCCGGCGAGAAGTTCGTGATCGACCCGCTGCCGAACCCCTGGATCTCGGGGCAAGGTTCCGGCTCGCCGGCCACCGACCGCGCCGTGGTCTACCGCAACGACGAGGACTGCCTCCAGTTGCCCATCCCTCAAGTGATGATGAAGGGATTCACGGTGCCGACCGACAAGAACGGCGGCAGCTGGGTCACCATCTACTACGGCAACATCGGGCAGATCATGTTCAAGCGCAATCAGACCATGATATTCATGGACGGGATCTGATTCAGACAACCGCATCCGGTTTACGAAGAAGAAGGAGAAAGTACAATGAAATTCCTACTCACGCGCGCGAAGTCGTTTCATCTGCCGGGCGGGCGCCGCGGCGCTGCCGAATCCATCTTTACGGGCGCTCCGGGCACAATCGATGCCCCGGAGTGGATACGCGATACCAACACCTATCGGGCCGGGGTTGCGGATGGCAGCATCCGCGACTTCGCCCCGAAGGCGCCGGGGATATTGATCCCCAGCAAGGAGCAACTCATCGAAAAGGGCTATGCGCCAGAGGTTGCCGACGAGATCATCGCGCGGCAGCAAGAGCTGGCCGGGCAGTTCACCACGCTCGAACCCGTCGATGCGCCTCCGCCACAACCTCCGCTGATCAATCCCAACGAGCTTGGCCTCAGCTCCGGAGCCCCTGAAACCGTTCCGCTCAGCAAGGCGCAAGTCAAGGCGGCGGCAAAGGAAGCGAAGGCGCAACTCAAGGCGGGAGCGTCGGTGTAATCCGCGAACCAAGCAAGCAGAGGAGACGGCTATGTTTCCTGACATCAATCTGTTGCTGAGCACCGTGTGGGATCAGGGAGAAGAGTTCATCTATACCCGATTCTTCTCCCAGGCATCCAACATCGTGCTCGGCACGAATCCGCCGTACAGCGTGGTGGACTTCTCTGCGATCTATCCCAAATTCATCGGGCCGGCCACGGTTCTGACCGGAACCTTCACGCAAGGCTCACCGACGGTGACGGTTGCCTCCACGGCGGGCGTCGCCATCGGGCAACTGGTGATCGGCTCGGCCATCGCGCCGGGTTCCACGATCAGCGGCTTCACGGCGAACACATCGATCACGCTCTCGCAGAATGCCATCGCGGATGCGACGGGTGCGAGTTTCAACGACTATCAAGCGCCGCTGTTGCCGATTGGAGTGATCAACGCTTACATCGCACTGGCATCGTCCCGCTTGGTTCAGGCGCGATGGTTGAGCGATTGGACCATGGGAATGGCCGATCTGATTGGGCACTTTGCTACCCTATGGCTCTTGTCGGAGGGAGATGGATGTTCTACTCCGGGAAAGGCCGCAGCCGCTGGTCTGGCTCAAGGCATCGCCACTTCGGAGAGCGCCGGGCCAGTGAGTATCGGGATGCAGCCGACGCCGGGATTAGAAGAATGGGCTGCGTTCAATCTCACGCTTTATGGGCTCCGTTTCGCGCAGACTGCGCGCTCGATTGGGAGCGGACCTCTATGGATATATTAAGGTACGAATATCCTAAATGCCTCCTCCTGTAACCGTCAAGAAAAGTGGTCCCGGCCTCACGCAACTGAAGGCTGACCTGGCGCGGATCAACAGGAGCGAAGTGCTGGTCGGAATCCCGGCAAGCGCCGCCACGCGCAAGAAGGGACCGATCAATAACGCCAGTTTACTTTTTATTCTAAGCAAAGGATCACCCCTGAAAAAGATCCCGGCGACTCCGATCCTGGAGCCGGCGATTGCGAAGGGTAAGGCGTTAATCACTCCCCATCTTGGGGCCGCCGCTAAAGCAGTATTGGATCACAATCCGCTGAAGGCTGAACGTGAATTGAAGCTGGCTGGGACGGTTGCCGTGAATGCGGCCAAACGGTATTTTACGGACCCTGCTAATGGCTGGCCGCCAAATGCGCCGTCAACGATTAAACGCAAGGGTGTAGATCGCCGAAATATCGACTCCGGATCATTGAGGCGCGCGTTGACGTGGGTCTTGCGGCAAAAGCCATAAACATGGATGACACCATCCTTCACCACTTCGATGATTTCCAGGGCTTCATCGGAGATAAGCCGTATCGCGGCACTGCCGAAATGTTCTTTTGTCCAGGCTGCGGCTACGGGCATTGGTTCGCTACTGGGCCGGGTGGCTGGACATGGGATGGGGACCGTGAGAAACCTACGGCGCGGCCATCAATCCTCCAAACGATCACGAAGGAACAAGGCGGTATGCGTTGTCACCTGATAATGACTGACGGCCAGCTTCAGTTCCTCGCGGATAGCGAGCACTCCTTGGCGGGCACGACCGTTCCGATGGAAGCGTTCTGATGCCTTTCAACCTCGCCAGAGTCACTCAGAACAGTCGGATGGCGCAATGCTTCTCCATCATCCGGCAGACTGGCCAGTTTGCGGCCGGCGGCTGGCAGGTGACGAACACGGAGAACATCCAGGCGTTTGGCGTAATTGGGATTGCGGACGACGAGGCGCTAAATCAGGTTCCCGAGGGCGACCGGGTTCGAGGGTCGCTGATAGTGCTGACCGACCAGCCGATCTATCCCACGAAGGCATCGAAGGCGCTGATCGCAGACCAGATCAGCTGGGACGGCAGTATGTACCGCGTTGTAAGCCGGCAGCCCTGGCCACACTTCGGCTACTGGGCAGCGATAGTCGTTCGAGTTCAAGGAGACTAACATGATGCGCGAGATGGTAGAAGGAATCGCCAGGGCCTTGGTGGACGAACCGGATCGCGTAAGCGTAACGGAGATCGAAGGGCAGCAGTGCACCATCCTGGAGCTGCGCACGGCGCCCACCAACATTGGTCAAGTGGTGGGTAAGAAGGGACATCTCGCGGAGGCGATTCGCACGCTGCTGCGGGCCGTGGGGATGAAGGAAGGCCGGCGCTACACGCTGGAGATCCTGGAGCGCTAATCTTCAGTCTCAATGGCGGCTAATTCCGCATCAGCGATCAAAAGTCTGCGACCTTCGGCACGATCACGTTCAGCCATTTCATCGGTGTAGTATTGGTCCACTGCATCGAATAACACGACGCTCTGTTTCTGCTCAGACATATTCCTAGTATACGGCTAAACCATGGGATCTTCCGTAACATTCCCCGATGGCACGACGCTTCAATCCTCGGCCCTCACGCCGAAGCAGGTGGAGAACCTGTTTCAGCCGCTCGTGGCGCAGTGCCTCGGCTTCGATCCGGTTGGTAATCCCGATGCTGCGTTCTTCACCTCGCGCGTCGGCTGGCAGCAAGAGGGACAGCCGGCATGGGAAGCAACCGACAGCGTGTGCGTCACCACAGCGGTGCTCGAAGATGATCCGTTCGCCCGCGTCCGCGATGATCAGTATCAGATGACGGGCAGCCCCGCCGATATCCTCACGGACGAGATGGGCTTCACGCAGGTCTGGCGCCTGCACTTTAGCCTCTACGGGCCGTCGAGCGCGAATTGGGCACGGCAGCTGCTCTCGGCGCTGTCGCTTGACTGGACGGCGGAGGCGCTTCAGGCGAGCAACCTGTACGTCGTACCGGAGTGGCACCGCCCGGTGTATGCTCCCGAACTCTACCCCGATCCGGGCGGCGTATGGTACGAGCGCACGCACCTTGAGGTGCTCTTCAACGAGCAGGTATTGGAATCCTTGACGCCGATCAATCCGGCCGCAACGGTCGAGGTGACGGTGGACACGGACACAGGTTTAACAGAGACGTTCCAGATCGGGACGTAAGGAGAAGCAATCAATATGGCAACAACGTTCGCGGTACCCAATCCGCTTCCACTCAGTTCCATCTTGAACGTCAGCGTCTTCATCGAGCCTGTTGCTCAGGCTGGCCCGGCGTTCAATCAGGCGCTTATCGTCGGCCCCTCAACGATCATATCGCCCACGAAGCGCACGGCGCTCTACGAGTCGCTGGCAGATATGGCGGCTGCTGGGTTCAATAGCACGATGCCGGAATACAAGGCGGCGTCGATCTACTTCGGGGCGCAACCGACGCCGACATACCTCTGGATCGGGCGCCAGGACCTCACCGCCGTAGAGACTCCCCTGGAGGCCGTGACCGCCTGCCGCGCGAATCCGCAGTGGTATACCTGCCAGTTCGTAGGGACGGCCACAGACGCCGATCATCTGGCGATTGCGCAGTACATCGAGTCCGTATCGCCTGCCTCGCTCTACTTCCTGACGACCGCCAGCCTGACGCCGGATGTTGGATCGCCGGAGACGAGCCTGCTGGCGGCGCTTCAAGCCTTGGCGCTTAACCGTACCTTCTCGCTGTACTCGACCACTCAGGGCGGCGACTATCCCTCGAACGCCTATGCCGTGGCCGCGGTGATGGGAACGGCGATGGGGTTGAACACGTTCTTGGCGGGTTCGTACTTCACCATCATGT